ATATCAGCTATCTCGAAGATGATATCGAAGGTTTGGTGGATGATCGTGAAGCACTTGAGAGTGCGTATAAAATATTGCTTGATAAAAATGCTGAGTTGGAGAAAAGGATAAAGGGGGAGGAACAGTGATGGATTTTAAGGAAGAACTAAAACTATGTTTGAGTTCTATATCTGGGGGGGGACGCAAACGAGAAATTAGTTAAGGAGTTGAAAAATGGGAAAGATTCTAATCGCTTGTGAAGAATCACAGGCAGTCACAAAAGAGTTGAGAGCGTTGGGACACGAAGCGTTTAGTTGTGATATTTTGGAATGCTCTGGTGGTCATCCAGAATGGCATTTACAGCAAGATGTAACCGAGTTGTTAAAGCAAAAGTGGAATATGATTATTGCATTTCCTCCGTGTACATATCTAACTGTTACAGGGAACCGTTGGTTTAACATTGAACGGCACGGTGAAAAAGCTATTAAGCGGCACCAAGATAGAAAAGAAGCAATTGATTTCTTTCTGATGTTTGCAAATGCAGATTGTGAAAAAATAGCGATTGAAAACCCTGTTGGTGTCATGTCGACTGAATGGCGAAAGCCAGACCAAATTATAAATCCTTATCAGTTTGGAGACGCTTTTGAGAAAAAGACATGTTTATGGCTGAAAGGATTACCGTGCTTGGAGCCGACTATTGTTGTTGAACCACCAAAGAGAAAAGAGTTCAATAGTGGTAAAACAATGCCAAGTTGGTATGCTGACGCTTGGAAACTCCCGAAAGACGAACGAGCCAAGTTGAGAAGCAAGACTTTTCCCGGAATCGCAAAAGCAATGGCTGATCAGTGGGGGAGTTTACTTAAGGGTTTCTGAAAACCCGCACACTGAAAGAGGCGTGGCAACACTGGTGGGACAACGCTTCTGGCGAGGATAAGCAAAAAATACTCAACCTGCCTAATTTTGATGCCGAAATATTTAAAGAAATTACAGGGGTGGAAGTATGATCCTACACATGGGAAGGGGGAGCAGTGATGATTAAAGATTTAAGGCAACGTTTAGAAAAAGAACGGGATGAAATTTGCGAGTGGAGGGAACAGAATTCGTATTTTAACAAAAAAGTCGAAGAACAAGGACAAGGACACGAACATTTAATGATACTCACACTTGGTGAAATTGAGGGCATGCTTGACCTACTCGACGCGGTTGATGATTTTCTTGCAAACACAAAAGGCATGGACAGACTCAGGCAGGCACGCGAAAAGCTGGGAGGTGGGGAGTAATGGACAAGATAGAACAATTAAACGATACGATTGAAAGTTTAAGAATAAAGATAGATCAATTGGAAGATGAAAATAGTAGGTTGCGAGAAGAGTTGAGAACTGCTGAATCACTCTTACGCTCAGCTAAATTCCGGATAACTGAGGAATTAGAGCCAAGAATTAGAGAAGGTAAAAAAGCGTATGACACGTGGGTATCTTCTCCAAATCGTATGGGAGGCGATGAGTAATGGAAAAATATCACAAGATACAGACAGTGTTTAAGCGCGATCCTGAGACAAAATTTAAGACTATTCTTGAAGGTGAATATTCACTTCCTGAGTTTGAATTTTTAAAGGATGTTGTGTGGATATGCACTGAAAAGGTAGATGGTACAAATATCCGTGCAATCTGGGATGGAGAAAAGATGATCTTCAAAGGAAAAACGGATAACGCACAAATTCCACCGTTTCTATTAGACAGTCTTCAGAATAAAGTTTTTGACTACAACACTGTAAGGGATATATTTAACGACACTCCAGTCTGTTTCTATGGAGAAGGATATGGTGCAAAGATACAGCAAGGTGGTGGAAATTATCGTAAGGATCAATCTTTTGTAATGTTTGATATTAAATGTAATAACATATTCTTTGACAGAGAGAAAGCGGAAGATATAGCAGATGGACTCGGAATAGAAATAGTTCCCATTGTTGAGGAATGCACATTACCTGAAGCTGTAGAAATTGCTCGGGAAGGGTTCCAGTCATGGTGGGGGAGGTTCGATGCAGAGGGGCTTGTTATGAAGCCCAAATATGGACTATATAACAGAAGGGGAGACAGGATAATTACAAAGATTAAGCATAAAGATTTTAAGCAAGATTAGAGGGGGCGATGAGTAATGCAATACACAAGGGGACCATGGAGAATTGAAATGCAGGAAAATTATATGAAACTATACATGCCCGGTCCGTTGAAAGGAGACGTAGCAAGGGGATACATAGGTAAAGGTAATGCAAAACTTATCGAAGCTGCTCCGGAAATGTATGAAGCATTAAAGGCATTCATACGGGAGAAAGACCGCCATTCAGATCACGAATACGACGCTGTATACAGGGAAGTAAAGCGTGTTGTTGATAGGATTGAGGAGGATAACAATGGAGATTAAAGCCAGAGCGTGGGACTATACCTCACAGCAAATGATATACGGCGTGGGTATAAGCGAGGATGGGAAGGCGATAATGCCAGGATATCAGTATTTTACTCAACCGCATTTACTGAGTCCTCCTATGCTGTATACGGGAGTAAAAGACATATATAGTGTAGGCATTTACGAAGGGGATATAGTAACAAGAGGAGGCGGTAATTTCAAAGTGGTATATAAAAACGATAAATATTATACAGGTTTTGTAGCCACTGCAAATGATGAATGCTCAAAATATATCCACCTATGGTATAACGGAATAAAGGTCATAGATACTATCTATAACAACCCGGAGGCATTGGAGGAGGTTTGTAACAATGAAGGGATTTAATAAGGCAATTTTAATAGGTAATCTTACAAGTGATCCTGAGGTAAGATATACTTCAGGAGAACATGAGGTTGCCAAGTTCAAGGTAGCGGTTAACCGTGTATGGAAGGACAAGAGTGGTAAGGTACATGATGAGGCTGATTTTATACCAGTTGTGGCATGGGGGCCACTGGCTGAGAATTGCGGGAAGTATCTTTCCAAGGGTAGCAGTGTCTTTGTAGAGGGACGTATATCAGTACGTGACTATGAAGACAAGTCGGGTAATCGTCGTTTCTTCACTGAAGTTATAGCAAACAATGTTACTTTCCTTGACAGTAAAAATAGCACAGATAATGAACATTTTGACAAAAAGAGGAATGGATATCAGGATGATACCCTGGATGATATCTCAGAGGATCCCGACCTTGCCGGCCCATGGGATGACGCACTTGCAAAGAAAAACAAGGATGAGGAGTGGTAGTCATGGGAGACGGGTCAGATGGTTGAAATGGGGATTAAAATACGCCACTATCCTGATGAGACATGGGTAATACTTGATTATTGTGATGAGGAAGGTGGGGATATAAGGAGCATGTTCTGGATATTGAAAAGTAGAGAGACGGTTAAAGGCGGGATTGACTACGCCAAGAGGTGGCTAAGGTGGAAGGACAACAAGTAGGAGGTGCAGACGTGACTAAAAAAGGGCGATTGTATGAAATACGGGAACATGCAGCCATACCAAAAGCTCTTGGATTGACTAAGCAGGACTTTGATTTGGTAGGAACAAGCAGGGGTGGTATAGATGTATCACCTCGCAAGGATGGTAGAGTGGATAATCTGTTCCCCTTTGCCGTGGAATGTAAAAAGAGGAATAGGTTAAACATATGGGAAGCGATGAGACAGTCAAAGAAGCAGGCAGAAAACGACAGCAGGGGACTTTTCCCGATAGTGGCAACTCAATGCAGGAATATGTACCTGTCGATTATGGAAGAGAACCTCTTCCTGGCAATGGTGGATACCCTGAATGAACATTGCCCGGAGTGGAGAAATACGGTTGCGGAAAAAGAGAGGGAGCTCAGACAAAGTCTTCCTGGAATATCCGAAGCCAAATTAGGGGAGGAATAATATAATGTCTATAAAGAGACTTGGAGATGTGAAGGATGACCTTATTTCCATACAAGAGGGACTTATCAACTTGAGTAATGATGTCTGTGTGTTGAGTATTAGCAAAAATAGTAAGGGAGAAGTTCTGCGTAATATCAAAACAGCAGAGGAATTTATTGGTACAGCAATAAACCTTTTAAGCGATGAGAAGGAATACGATAAAGATCTTGTGTATTTGTTTGATATCTCTGTATATGCAGGAGACAATGAAAAAACTATAGCGAATAGGGCAAAAGAGGCATACAAGGCATGGCTGGCTTACCAGTAAATACCTACGGTGAAAGGAAAGATGATCATTATCCCTGTAATGGATGTCCTTATTGCTGGAGGGCCGACCGATCCACTTGTTGCAAGGATTTCTGCTGTGCTTACAAAGACTATGTATCCAGAATGGGAGAGGATCCTCTTGACGAGATTGCCAAGCTTGGGGGTGGTTTTTAGTGGATAGAGAGGTACTCAACACAATAGACAATATTCTTTTTGAATATCCATTCCATCTTCTGAGGATTAAGAGATGCCGTGAATGGGAAGATACCCTGACAGCACAAGTACAACAGAAGTCACCAAGTGATACGAGTGAACTGTCAGAGCTTGGGACTACCGTGCAGAAGTCACCAGGCAATGATGGAGAACAATACAGGGCAATTGTTGAATGGGAAGACAAGCTGTATAATTACAGGCATTGGCGTGAAATATCCGAGCAGGCTGTTGCTGATGTAGAAACCGTACTTGGCTTGCTAAACGAGATGGATCGCCAGTTAGTCTCTGAAAAGTATTTCGATGGCAAAACAAGACAGCAAAGTCTGCAGACTCATGATATGACAAGGTATGAATATGACAAGAGAGTATCAAGGATAAGGGCAATTGTTGGATTTGTATGTCTTGGGTTGCCTATTAGTGAGAGATATACTGAGGTTAAAAACAGGTTGCGTTAAAAGTCATGCCCGTAGTTAATCTCTGTATGGTATAATCGCCACGGTAAAAAGTTAGCCGGATTCCCTGTTGATGGGGTTTCCGGCTATTTTTTTGGGGTGATGGAAATGATCAAGGATCCAAGAGAACAGGCAAAAAGAAACGTAATGCCGTCTATTCCAGATTATTGCCCAACAGCACTTTGCCAATCAACCATCGAGGCAGAGAGAGATTCCTTTATACAAGACCTGCGTGTATACATCAAATTCAATGGAATAGTGCCAGCTAATCATACTTAAAAAGGGAAGGATTAAACCTCCCCTTTGATCACTCCAGCTTTGATCAACTCTCGTGCGGTGTATCTGTACTCACCTCGGAGTATCCAGATCAGGCCGGTTTTAACCAACATTTGTAAAAAATCAATCTTTTGTTGGTTAAGCATGTTTCCCGACTCGTAAAGGCAGAACTGCTGTAAAAGCTTATCTATTGTCATGGTGGATCCTCCTTAAAATGCCATGGAAAACATTTCATCCCAGAAGTTTTCCTCATATTGGGTGACTTCTGGCTTGTAGTTGCCAGGATAAAAGGTGCCCAAGTCAAACCCTACAAGTGGAAAGTCTGCCGGGAAATGATCAACAAAGCAAGTACCGGCTGTTGTGTAGAAGTGGAGTATATATAACTCTGTTCCGACGTCAACCAGGAAAAGGTTATCATCAACCGACTGGATAACTTTAATCCCGGTTGTCTCAAGATTAACAGCTCTTGTGCTTTCTTTGCCAGGCTTCATGATTTCAAAGTATTTTTGGAACATATTATTTCCTCCTACATTTAAGGCCGCAATTATGCAGACAATATTCAAGCTTGTTATAATTGGGATCATTTGAATTTATAAAATAACTGTTTATTTTACAATCCTTATCTGGTAATCCCATGTTCTCAAGCTTTTTTATCGTTATATCCGTAAAGTAATTAATATCGTGCCAATTAAGTGGAGTTTCTTTTAATAGTTTTTCCTTAAATCGACTCATGATTGTACCTCCTGATAATATAAAGGGGCAGGAAAAATCCTGCCCCTATGGTCACATTAAAACACTTGAGTTATGAATCTACTTGTATTGGGGATCTCAATAACAAAAGTATCTTCCTGGATATCTTCCATTGTTTCATATTCTTTTCCGTAGACGTCTTGGAAATCTTTCAAGTCTTCCCACTCTACAAACTCACAGCAAAGACCTATAACATCAAGTTCTATTTCTTCTTTTGTGTCCTCTTCGAATTCTTCCAGGGAATCAAACAGAGCTGCAAGACCTTCATGGCTAAAATGTTCTTTCCTTCCATACTCCACAAAAGCCCTTTCAAACTCGTAAAAATTAATTGTCTTTTTCATTTTTTACTCCTCCTCTTATTACTGGTATATCCAGTAAGTGATTTTTTCTAAAAGTATGCCAAGGCCTACAATAACCAGTATCCATGGAAACAAAAACCGGCAGAAGTCAAAAACTATATAAACGATATCCATAATTAATCCTCCTTCATTCCCTGCATTCTCTTAATCTGAGCCCATGTTCTACCGAAAATAAGCGGCTCGTCTGGCCTGTCATTTGGTGGCAGGTTGGGATCATTGAGCCCCAATAATTCTGCCTCGGCCTGGTCTTGTGTAATCTGACCAAGGTTGAAACGATCGAGTGTTCCATAAAAGCCCTTTTCCTTCAGAGCCCTTACCAAGTATTCTGTGCTCATTCTCATTATTTATTCCTCCTCCTGGCCTGTCTCTTCAGTGCCGAGAGGCCATCCCCGGCAGACCGGGCCCGAGAGCCCGGTTTCGACTATGCTTCATTCATTGCTTCAATTGCAAGCTCTTCTTTGATTTTTATGGGCATATTGTTGTGTGATCCTTGTATATTGCCCGGCTCAATGATTCATATTGCTTAATTGAATGTAACTACCTTTATTGTTACGTCTCTCTCCTCTCCTGGTATTGTCTCTATCTCTACATCCTGTTGATATGGAAAGCTTACAAGCCCGCTAATCCATGGACTCCATTTTCCATACTTTGTCATTCTGTCCATGATCCATATCTCTTTGCGATCAATTGAAACAACATAAATATTACTATCTCCTCTTATCATTATAGCGTTATCTCTTATTTCTACTACTGAAAGGTCATTATTGGTAATGCTCTCGAAAAGTTCACTATTGAGCATATCACTGAAGTTTTTTGTTAGCTCTTTTATCTCTTTAAGTTCTTTAAGCATTATTTCCATGATTTACTCCTCCTCTTTTTCGGTTTCTCTGCTGAGAAACCGTTCTTCATTCAAGAGCTCTCTCTGTTCCCAGTAGAGCTCTTCCAAAAACTCTCGAGCTGTCATTTTTTATTCCTCCTTCATATTTATTACTACTAAGAGTATATCACGCAGGGTGAGAGAGTCAATCATGTATATAGGTCTTGAGACTCATTTTTATATGGGACTTTTGGACTATGTTGTGTAGGTACAGAGACCTATATTTATTAGTACCAGGTATTAAGACCAGGTACTAAATAAGAGTAGTTTATATAATCAAAAGTTAATTCAAACATATGTTTTGAGGTGATAAAATGAGCGATAGTTTAGGTGTGAAAAATAAAGTGAACAATACTTCAGATGGTGAAGTTGATGTTGCAGAGGAAACCAGAGGTGAAGTGGAAAGTGGTAGGACCAGTTGCCAGTTGGAGGAGAAAAATAAAAAAGGTCCTGGCGAGTCTTCAAACAAAGACAGCCAAGCACCATGGTGGCCCCTTGCTATCGCCATGCTCCTGGACTTCGAGAACAAACCTCAGCAGAAAGATATCGCAAAAGCTTGCGGTGTGTCAAAGAGCCACTTCAGTAGTGTAAAGTGCCACAACAAGGAATTCAAGAAAGCCTACGCACAAGCTACAGAAGAGCTGCTGCTTGATTCGAAACCTGAAATTGACCAGGCACTTATGAAGAAGGCGAAAACTGGCGACGTCTCAGCTATCAGGCTATACTACGAGCGTGCCGAGAATATGCAGAATAGGATCCGGACAGATTGGAACATAGAGTTTGATATAGTGTAACCCTTACATTACATATGGAAATGTAAGGAACGGGGTTGACATTTAGATATTAATGTTAACCTTTGCAATGTGATTGTTAAATATATCAGGAGCTGTTCTGGTTAAGGGAAAATAGTTTATACTGACAGCCTTATCTGCCACGCGTAGAAAAAGATTAGAGCTCGTTCTTACTAAAGAGAGCGAGCTTTACATTTCCACGCCGGCGAACTTGACTTTCACATTGCCAATCTTCAATTATCCATTGATGGGGGTATACCCTTTCTCTGGCGGCGACGGTGTGGATGTTTAATATATACTCTGAAAACCACATTGACCCCCAAACTCCATTAACTCCATTTAACCCAACGCAAATATCTCAACGCTAAGCTACCTACTTTTTCAAAAACGATTATTTATACACGCAAAACAAGTTTTAACCTCCTGAGGGCAAATTTTGACGTCTGAGAGGAAATTAGACACTACTCTTAAGGTGAAATATATAAAACACACGATCAAAAACTTGTTTTTTGATCTACGTTTTTTATTTTAAGGGTACTTGCGTAAAATTTTTACGAGCAATTTGAAAGTGCTCGATGTATATATTTTATTATTTAGTTCTTAGTTCTTTACATTCTTGTTTGTACCAGCCTGTTACCAGGAATTCAAAAATGCGAATTCACGAAGCCCCATGATCACTGGCTTAATTGAAAGTTTTTTGTTACCAAAAACAATTATCGCATTTTAATTGTATACAATTCCTTGTATAATTGATGGTCACTGGGATTAAGAGAATTGTACAATATTGTATGCAAATCAAAGTGTGATTTCTGTAATCACTGTATATCACTTGCTTTAAGGCACGTTATAACAGTTGCTACTTTTTTGTTACCAGGGTGCTACCAGAATTCAAAAAGTGCGATTCTGTAAAGTCGCATGGTTACTGACTTTTTATATTATTTTTTGTTACCAGGTATTTTCGCATTTTTGTCGCATTTTTGTAGTATTGAAATTATCTCGTTACCAGGAATTGTGATAGCCGATTCTATAAACCATTGCAATCACCGGCTTAATAGTATGTTTTTTGTTACCAGCCCGTTACCAGGAATTGGAAAGTGTGATTTTATAAAGCATTGCTATCACTGTTTCCAAGGCATGTTTTTTGTTACCAAAGGGGTGATGTTTATTTGAAGTTTTCGGAGATGTTTAATCCTACTGAGAGGCAGCAGGATTTTCTTAACGCCATATTCAGGGATCAGAAGAAGTTTGTCCTTTATGGAGGTGCTGCTGGAGGGGGAAAGTCATATATATTACGGTGGGCTAATATAGCTCATCTTCTCAATCTTGCCAGGCAGGGACATCCTCATGTAAGGGTTGGGTTGTTCTGTGAGGATTTCCCAGCCTTAAGAGAAAGGCACTTGGCGAAGATAAGGCTTGAGGTGCCTCAGTGGTTGGGCAGATATCGTGATTCTGTTCATGAGTTGCAGTTAGACGACAGATACGGTGGTGGAATAATCGCATTCAGGAACCTTGACGATGTGTCTAAATACTTGTCAGCGGAATTTGCAGCGATCTCCATAGACGAGCTTACCCGTAACCCAATGGATGTATTTGATTTCTTGAGGATGAGGCTCAGATGGCCTGATATTGAGTATACGCCATTTATGGCTGGCACTAACCCTGGTGGCATAGGCCATTCCTGGGTTAAGCAGATATGGATTGACAGGGATATACCACCTGATCTTTTGAAATATTACAGTCCTGATGATTTCCATTTTATCCCAGCAAAGGCACAGGATAATCCTCACTTAACTGAGAGTTATTACATTTCGTTAAAAAGCCTTCCAGAGAACCTTAGAAAGGCATATGCAGAGGGTTCGTGGGATGTTTTCGAGGGTCAGGTTTTTACAGAATGGCGTCCTGATGTCCATGTTTGTGAGCCGTTTGAGATACCAAGTAACTGGCCACGTTACAGGAGCCTTGACTGGGGATTTACCAAGCCATATGCTGTATACTGGCATGCAATTGATTATAACGGAGTTATATGGACATACCGTGAATTGTATGGAAGTATGGGAAGTCCAGATACAGGCAGTCAGGAGACCGCTGAAAAGGTTGCCAAGATGATCCTGAAGCTTGAGAAGGATGAGAAGATATTCTATGGTGTTGCTGATACCAACATTTGGGAAAGAAAGGGAACCTCGCAGGGAAAGACTATAGCTGATAATTTCGCTGAGAATGGAGTTTTCTGGAATAAAGCTATAAAGGGCCCCAACTCAAGGATCCAGGGTAAGATGCAGATGCATAATCGTCTCAGAGGGTGGAATTATGGCACAGAGGAGTGGAAACCAGCATGGAAGGTGTTTTCTACCTGCAAGAACCTTATACGTACCTTGCCGTCGCTTACATACGACGAGAGACGTGTTGAGGATGTTAATACAAGGCAGGAGGACCATGCTTATGATTCTATTCGTTATTTCTTTATAGAGAGGCCTTTTGTACCAGTAATGCCAGCTCCAGGAAAAAGGATAGATGCGTATGATGAGGTTGAGAAGCCGTCTTCTACAGGCGGATATATGAGTGCTTAAGGGGGATTTTTAGTGATTACTTTTACTTTTAAGACCGAAAGAGAATTTGAAATGTACATTTGTGGAATAGCAGTTGGGATGAGGCTTAGCAATGACTTCATCAAAGATATCAATCTGGAACATGATGATAATGGCGTATGGAAAATAAATGCCGATTCATACTCTGTTCTGTTCTTCCCTGACAATGAGGGAAATATCGAGACAGATAAGCTCAGGGCCTACTTGGAAGACCTTTATTATGCCTATAATGGAGGGGGGATCGAAGGCGATGAGGGAAATGATGCATGAAAATTGGAATATGGTAACTCCAGAGATACTTTTTCATGATATCCTTAATTGTGCATACAATAAAATTGTTAAGGATGTAGCTTACTTTGTTACAAAAGATGAACTTTTTAGTGATATGCTTGAGGTATGTGTAATAGATATTATTGATACTGAGTATGAAATGAATTTTCTGTTAACCATAATGTGTGAATTGGAGGGTGTAGATGATTCTCCATATAGTAGCATAAGGATGCCAAAAACAGCCAAATATCCAGGAATATGTGACATTGAGGAGCTTAAAAGCAAGATAAGCAGTATATATGGTTATTATCTGGATATAATCAGCAATGATTTGGAAAGTGGAGAGTTTAATCTTGAGGATGTTGATGAATACAATGCCTATATATTCTCCAAGTATATTCACCCATTTGATTTTAAAAAGTGAGTTGATTTAGTTGGAAAAGGATTTAGAGTATTACATGGGTTTGGATTATTGGCTTGAAGTAACAAGGCTCCCTGAGGGAGGATTTATTATTGCTATTCCTGCCTTGGGTAGAGCTTCCATGAATGCCTATGGGGACACTTTTGAAGAAGCGTTTAATACACTTGAAGAACTTAAAAGGGACTCTTTTACTCGTTGGATTAATGAAGGGTTGCCAATACAGGAACCATAGAAAGAAGGTGAGTAAATGCCGGTGAATGATGTTGAAACCAAGAGTAGGGATAGCACTGAACAGGATACAGTAAAGCTTAATAAGCTGAGGAACTGGTTTAGAAGTGCCTTTGATCATGAGAAAGAATGGAAAGATGAGGCTTATACTTGCTTCCGTTTCCTGTGGGGTGAACAGTGGGATGAGAGTGCAGTAAAAAAACTTGATTCCCAGGATCGTCCTCACTTGACAATAAACAAGATATTACCATTGATTAATCTTGTCTCTGGCCACCAGAAGCTTAACGTAACCGAGCCAGATTTTAAACCAAGAGGTGGAGAGGATCAGGAATATGCTGACCTTTGCAAGGGTATAACTAAATATATTCTTGACCGTGAGGATTATCAGAAAAAGAAAGCCCGTGTATTCAAGCATGGGATAGTGTCAGGAAGGGCTTACTTTTATCCTCATGTAAAAATGAACTATGATACCCTTGAACCTGAGATAAAGATAGATTTCGTTTCTCCATTTGATGTATATGTTGATCCTGAGTCTCGTGATCCATTGTTAGACGACGCTAACTTTGTTGCCAATGCAAGATGGGTAGACAAGGATGATATTATTGCACAGTTCCAGGAATATGAAGATGAGATAAACGGGATGATAAGACGATGGGATGAGATTGAGGAAGGTCAGGAAAGGGCAACTACCAGGGATGAGTTATACGATCCTGTAGTTGATTATGACAAGACAACCAAGAAGGTAAGACTTGTAAATATATGGTATAGGGAAAAAGGTAAGGAAACAAGGTATCTTCATGAGGGTAAGCTTAAAAAGAAAAAGGACCTTCCATTTTCAGACAATCAGGAATTGGTTGATATGCTCGAAAAGAGAAGGATACCAAAGGATCAGGTTAAAGTAGCCTCTTTTTGTGGGCATATAATGCTGGAGGATTTGGATTCTCCATATAAACATGGATATATCCCAATAGTTCCATACAATGCCTTTTTTGATGGTGAAGGTGAAAGTCCCTTTGGAATAGTTAAAAATCTTCTTGATCCTCAGAGAGAGATAAACAAGAGAAGGTCACAGTTCCTGCATATGATTAACAAGATGGCAAACCGTGGATGGTTCCATCGTGTAGGGTCACTTGATGCCAATAACAAGAGGAAATTGCAGGATATGGGCTCAACTCCTGGTGTAAGTATAGAATACTCAGGAGAAAAACCAGAGCCATGGGCTACTGACTCTATACCATCTACAATATTTGAACTCGATAAGTTATATTCAGATGATATCAATTTTATCAGTGGTATAAATGAAGCTATGATGGCTGTTGACTTACCTGCAAGTACCTCCGGAAGGGCTATAGAGTTACGTCAGAAACAGGCTGTTGTACAGATAGCGGATCTTTTTGATAATCTGAAGGATAGCGAGAAGAGAGTTGTACGTATATTGTGGGGTGAAAGGGGTAAGCCAGGACTTATTCCTCAGTATTTTACAGAGGAAAAGACTATGAGGATTACCACGTCGAATGGAGAACAGAAAACTGTTACTGTTAACCAGAGAGTTCAGGATAGACCCAATATTCCACTTACGCCATTTGGAAATCCATTTGCACAGACGGTTGAGAGAGTACTAAATGATCTTTCCGTTGCAGACTTTGACGTAATAATAACCGATTCTCCTGCTACTCCATCGCAGAGAGCAGCTGAATACTATGCATTACTTGAACTCCGTAAGGCTGGGGTAGAGATACCACCCCATATAATTGTAGATTCTTATGATTTTTCTCATAAGGAAGAGTTAAAACAGTGGTATCAGATGCAGATGCAAGCTGCACAACAGCAGATGCAACCTGCAAATCAGAGTGAGGTTCCACCTGGACAGCCTGGCGGGCCAGCACAAAGGAACCCTGGAGGGAGGGGTAATACCAATGGATAGAATTGAGGATTTAAAACTTAGACAGCGAGTGTTTAATGTACTCGTTCGAAAGTATAAGGATACTGATTTGAATGTAAGAGAGTTTGCCTTCAAGGAGCTTAAGTGGGGGCTTAATCATGAGAAGCGTGTATTCCTCGGCTTTTACAGGGATGGTGCCCTGACAGCGGTCAGGATGTCTCTTGACGATCTTGAACCGGATAGAAAGAAGTTCTTTGCCGAGAAATGTGATGATATTTTTTCACAGTGGGTTCGTAGTTATATCTAACGTGTCACCTGCGTTAAGGGTGAAAAATTTCGACAGGAGGTCGTAAAGCTCATGGCTGAACAGGAAAAATATACAAGGGAAGAGTTTATTAAGGGCCTTAAAGATGAAGGTGTTCCACAGGATATGCACGAGAAATATCTTGACGTAGCCCGTGAAAAGGGAGTTATCGAGGAAGAGGAAGAGGAAGAAGACAAAAACAAAGATAATCCCGAGCCTGAGTCTGAAGAGGAAGATTCGCATCATACCCAAGAAGAAGAGGAACCATCCGGTGACGTCCCACCGAAAGAGGATGAAGAAGGTTCCGACGACGAAGAAGAGGATGAGGAAGAAGAAAAAGAAAAGAAGGAACAGAAATCTGTACCACTCCAGGCCTTAAAAGAAGAGAGAAGGAAGAGGCAGGAGAGGGATAAGCAGTTGCAGGAATTGCAGAAGCAGATGATTCAATTGCAGATGCAGATGCAACAGAATCAGCAACAGAACCAGCAAGTTAAAACAGAAGATCAAAACAAGGAGGAAGAGGAAGAGGAAGACCTTGATCCACTCCAGGTTATGATCAGACAGGAAATACAGAAAAGCGTTGAACCCATCAAACAAAGAACAGAATTTCGTGAAAAACAGGAACAGTTGATTACCTTTGTTGAGCAGAGAGAGAGAGAGGCAAGAGCCAAGTATGGCAATGAGCATTATGAAGAGATAACAAAACCAGTCATACAATATGCTGACGCTCAGGCAAGGCAGGGTGATCCGTCCGTCCTTAACATGATAATGAGTTCTCCAAACCCGGCTGAAATGACGTATATAATTGGCAGTGCTTACAAGTACCAGCAATTACAGGGTCAGCAACAGGAGGAACAGGAGACTCAGAGAAAACAGAAAGTCCAGAAGGATAACGAGAAAGTAAAAAATATGGATAATCTGCCACGTGGGGATGGGATAAACAGAGGAAGCCCAGGCAAGGGTAAGAAACTCAGTCTTTCAAATTACTCTAATTGGCCCGAGGAATTGAAGCAACGGGCATTGAAAGACGGTGAAATTCCTGGTTATGAAATAGTTCCGTAATGATGGGGGAGAAAAAATACATCATTAAGGAGTGAAAACAATGGCTGTAACAAGTACAATTACTGCTCTACAGGCTGAAATATGGGCAAAAGAGTTATACGAAGATGTACAGGATGAGATGTTCTTTGAGTCTAATGGATTTATCGGGAAAGGTGCAGATTCGATAATCCAGAAGAACACTGTCCTTACTAAAAACAAAGGTGATACCATTCATTTTGGTCTTACTACCAAGCTGAGTGGAAGTGGTGTAACTGGAGATAATACCCTTGAAGGAAATGAAGAGGCAATTTCCAGTTATGAGATGCCGGTAGCCGTGGCACAGAAAAGGAACGCTGTTCGTCTTGAAGGTGAAGAGGATGAGCAGAAGGTTACCTATAATATGAGGGCTGACGCAAAGTCCAAGCTCAAAACGTGGATGTCTGAAATGATACAGGACGAGATGTTTGAGACTTTTGGGACTTCTCCCTCTACAAACAGGAAGCTGTTTTGTTCTGCTGACCATTCGAGTGTGGATACTCTTGATAATACTGACCTTGTAACAAGTGGTTATCTTGGTACTGCAAAGAGGATGGCACAGCTTGCAAGCCCAAAGATAAGACCTATTAAGTACAAGGGTAAACCGTACTATGTAGTGGTTCTTCATCCCTTCTGTTTCCGTGATCTGAAGGCTGAAGCTAATTCTCCTATTATGGCAGCTCTTAACAATGCATGGTGGAGGGGTTCCGATAATCCTCTCTTTACCGGTGCTGAGGTTGTATGGGATGGGCTTATCATCTACGAGCATCCAAGTGTGTATACTGCAACTGATGGTGCTTTAAGTGCTAATGTTGCAAGGAATCTGCTTCTTGGACAGCAGGCTGGATGTTACGCTATAGCCAAGGAACCGTATTGGAGAGAGAAACCCTTTGACTATGGAAACAGCTATGGTGTTGCCACCGGACTTATCTATGGTTTCAAGAAGACTGTATTTAATTCCGAGGATTATGGTACCATCTGTATGTACGCAAGTGCTGAGCAGGATTAGTGGGTGAAGGGGTGGGCATTTAGCCTGCCCCTGTTTTCTGGAGGTGAAGGAATGGCAACTCCCGTAACCACTCTTCTTGAAAGAGTGAGATATAAAATTATAGATCCTGATTCTGTTAATTTTGCAGATGTTGAATTAATGGTGTATCTCAACGAGGCTGACAGGACAATAAGAAATACCCTTGCCCTTCACGCTCCTGAGTTAATAGAAGAGAAGGAGACAGGTGTAATCAATTCTGACAATTATCGGATAACTCTATCTAATTATGTTACGAGAATAACCGATGTAAGGATAAATGGGAAGTATGTTTCAAAACTTGGTAAGGGTAGAGTAGTTGATACCGACAGAGAGGGTAAACCCGCAGGATATATAGTAAACGGGTTTAACGAGATACAGTTTTATCCAAAGCCTTCTGAAGATTATGTCTATACTGTTTCGTATATTCCAAATATGGAGGCTCTTGACCTTGCTGATGATTCACATTATCCGGAAATGTTTGATGATGTTCTTAGTGAGTTTGTTGTACTCAGATGTATAGCGAGAGATGAGGAACAGCCTACGATTGAGTCTGAGTTATATCGTAACTGGAATAACCAGTTACTTCAACTTATATCATCGTTTGGATATGACGATTCCACCGTTAAGGGTTATTATTCCGGTGGTGGTGTAAATGATGATTATGGGGTGGTCTAATGAGAAGTGGTAGCAGGAGCAGGGCCCCTTTTGATATGGATATACCTCTTCCTGTAGGCGGATTAAATACTGCCCAGCCTGTTTCAGAGATAGCTGACAATGAACTCTCCTCAGCCCATAATATGTGGATGGATAAATATGGTCGGATAGAGACAAGGCCAGGGTTTACAAAGGTTACCAGTACAGGAACAAGTAGCCAGATAACCGGAGGGTTTTACAGTACTGTTGAAAACGAAAACCTTATAGCTTCCAATGGTGTACTGTATTCACTTGACACAGATACTGGAGTTCTTACAAACAAGGGAAATCTTTCAGGATCCGATAAAGTAGACATGTGTGATTATAATGATGGTGTAGCAATAGCCAGTGGTGGAACAGTGCAGAAGTATCAGAGTGGTACACTATCTACATTGGTTGGTGATGACACAGCTGTCCCTTCTGATATAAAGTTCGTGGAAGCTTTTATGAGAAGATTGTGGGCATGCGGAGACCAGCATATATCATGGACAGGTGCAGAAACATGGACAGACTGGGGAGGAACTGGGCTTACTGGAGGACAGCTTTATGTTGAAAAGAACGATGGTTCGAGCATAACTGGTCTTTCTCTTCTCGATGGTAAGCCTATAATATTCAAAGGTGGATACAATAAAAAGCAGAGTATACATCATGTAACAGGAACTACTCCAACAGAGTTTTCTGTGTTGCCAATAAGTACGGGTGTATCGTGCGTAGAGGGGCATGGGATAGACAGCATACAGGGAGATATTGTGTTTCCTGGGATTGGAGGAATATTTTCTCTTTCAATGATTCGTGACTTTGAAAACCCGCGTTCGTTTCCATTGTCATTGAAGATTGATCCAACGTATACTACATACACTCCATTATGGGGTACATATGATGGAAAAAGAGGAATGTATTTTCTTGTTACCACCGGACATCTGTTTGTGTGGCATGTTGGCAGTAAGTCATGGAATGTATGGCCTATTAAGGCCTTTACTCCAAGAGTTATATGGATGGGTGATTCCGATAATCTTTATATAGGTGCTGAAGATGGGCATGTTTATAGATTTGATACTGGAGTATATACAGACGCAGGAGAGGCATATACATGTGATATAGCCACTAAGGCATTCAAGCCAAAAAGCGGAAGTATTGACAAGCTTTTTAAGTGGTTCTATATAGATTACGTTCCATTTAAAGAAGGTGGTATAACTGTAAATTACAGAAGTGATTATGGAGAGTTTACAGAACACTCGAGTTCTATAGGTGTTTCTGCTTCAAGTATTACAGGATGGGACGGTTCTTTTGCGTGGGATACAAGTGGTATCGGATGGGATATGGTTGGTTACGAGACAAAAAGACAGAGAATGAACTTTAGAGCGTCAAACATCCAGTTTCAGGTTGTAAGCTCAGCCCCGTTGAGGTTGATATCATGGGGACTTAGTGGCTCAATCCTTGGCAGAAGTAAGCGTAAGTGGAGTTAGGGAGGTGTAGTTATGGCAAGAGTTGTACCAAATATAATCGCAGAAGGTGAAACCCCTGCGAGTAGTTCTAAAATGAATGCAAATATGAGTTATATCTGTGGTGAGATAGATGGTGTAGAGACAGCGAAAGTTGATAAGACAGATTATGAAGACTTAGACGTGCTTGCCAAAGTAAAGGCTGTAGACGGTTCAGGTTCTGGATTAGACGCTGATTTGCTGGATGGACAACAAGCAAGTGTATTTGCAAAGAAAACAATGGATGCTACATTAAATGCAAACGATAACATGATTACCAACATTAAGAGGGTATCATTTAATAGCGAATATGACAATGGTAATAGTGGCTATGAAAAAACTATTGATCTTTCAGCTGGACAACATCAAAAGATAACGCTTACTCTTAATTGTAGTATTCATTTTATTAATCCTGCGGTGGGTCTTTATACACTGAAGGTAATACAGGATGATACTGGTGGTAGAACTATTGATTTATATGGTGATTTTAAGTGGGAGGGTGGAGATATGTATCCTTATTCAACTACTCCCAACGCAGAGGATTTAGTTTATATTTACTATGATGGGTCGACTTATTATCTTTCATTACGTCACTATAGTTGAGATAAGGAGCATGTGGGCAGAATGGTTAATTGTGTATATGTTTTACCATTACTCTGGATACTACACGAAGGTGGGCACTGGCTGGCATGTTACATAATATGCAGAAAGAGTTTGAGGTTTACATGGCACTTTGAGTATGAGTTTATTCCGGTGGGATTATGGTATATGCCTCACGGACTTACTGAAAAACAGAAGGGAATTATATGGTTCTCTGGTTTTGGACTTGAGTTCCTTGCTATACCTTTTCTACCTTGGATATACGGAGTGTGTGCAGTAATACATTTTGGTACATATTTTATAAGAGCTGACAATTCAGAGGCAAGATTCTGGAAAGATTTATTTAAGATCAGGAGGTGAATAAGTTGGCATTATCAGACCTCACAAGGCTTTACACTACAGAAGTACAGCAACCATGGCAACAGCAACTTTACGGGCCAAGACAGATAATATTTGATCCCGATAAGACTATATATGACGAACTGGTAAAAAAGAGCAAGGCAGAGGAAGATGAGGGTAAAAAGACTAAAAACGCAGATATAGGGTATTATGCCGATGAGGCAGGAAGAGATAGTAGGGATCCTATTAATAGAGGACGAGAGCCAAATATAACTGATCCCGATTACTGGGCTGGACAGTTTACTCCTGAATTTGGATGGAAGGACACACTGAAAGCCTATGGTCCTCATATGGCCGCTACAGCAATGAACCCCATTACAGGCGTGTTGAATTTTGCAAGAGATATAGCTAATCCAACCAATGATCCTGCATGGAGAAGTTCAGCACAGCAGTATCTTGACTCCGTTGGAAGTCCAACATCCCTTGCAGACCTCATAAAGAGTATAAATACCAATTACCAGGCAGACCCACTTGGAGCAAAAGTATTCGCCAAGGACGCAGCTATGGGCAATCTAATGGCAGAGGGACCTTGGGGTGATGTCTATGATCAGCTTAGTGAGTATGGGCTCGAACCATATGAAGCATGGCAGTCAGCTATGGGTGCTAATGCTATAGGCCTCAATCCGATGGATTCAACAGCATACGGAGCAGGATTGTCTACCAGTGGACTTGATACACTCAATTCATATGGATATACAGGTCCAAACCTGTCTAATCTTGTAGATATTCACACTAACCTTTTAAGGCAGGTAAAGGCAGGAAATCTTTCTCCAACTGGCCCAGCCGCAAAGGCCGCACAAAGAACTCAGGAAAGGCTTGACAAGATAAACGCAACCAATAACTGGATGAACGATACTCTTGCCGGAAGGACTACTGATGACTTTGATTCATGGAGTGACAATGGTGGCGATGGCGGTAACCGTAATTCCGGTGGTATGAAGTCAGACAATGCAAGCAATACCCCTTCACCGGGATCAAGAAATACAGGAAGTTACTCACATAGAAGTCAAAGAAGTTCTGGTGGAGGTGGAGGGAATGCATCAGCTGCAGCTGGACGAAGTGCAGGTGCGAGACAAGCCTCAGGTAGAGGCGGTCCGTCTGGTGGATATCATTAAGGAGGTGTCAGTAAGTGGCTAATTACTTTACAAATAATAATCCTCCACAGAGTGGGGGGACCTTAAAAGACCTTACAAGCTGGATGCAGGACAACGCCACTCTTGGATATAACAATGCAAATAAATATATGCAGGATCAGGCAAAGGCAGCACAGAGCTCTATGCAGGATTCCATGAATTATTACAATACTGCTGTTCAGGGTATGCAGGGACAGTATCAGAACCTTAACAATCAAATGCAGCAGGGTCTTGGACAGCAACAGGATTTATATAATCAGGCTGCACAGGTATACCAGACTGGACAGGTACCACAGCAGTATCAGGACTATCTGCAACAGTCAAGAGACTCCATGATGAACAGTCTTATAAGCGATATGAACAAATATTATCAGGATCGTGGAGGAAACATGATTGAACAGCTTGCTGGACGTGGTATCCTGGACTCTACAATTGCAGCCAACGCACTTAACCAGTTTGAGGCTGAACAGCAGAGACAGTTACTTGGACAGGGAAACCAGCTTAATGCACAAATGTTCCAGCAGTTAGCACAGGCTCCAACTCAGTTTGGTAACAACCTTACTGGTCTTGCACAGCAATATGGTAATTCTCTTACTCAGAATGTTGGTACACAGGGACAGTTAGGAGCAAGGATTCCTCAGTCCATTCAGCCGTTGTATGAGATGGGTTCAGGAATGTTTGACATACCAGCTACAATGAGCGAGCAATATCGTGACGCTCTTACAAATCTATGGAATAATCTGTTAAGTTCAGGAACGCAGATAGAGACTGCAAATATAAGGTCAGACGCCAATGACAGTGACAGTGGAATGGGAGACTTTGTGAACGGATTACTTAATGTTGGCTTCAGTGTCTTATGATTGGTGGTGATGACACATGGGGGCATTAGCAGACCTGTATAAGAGACAAAACAATGTAACAGATAAATATTTTCCGGAATACATGTCAGTCCGTCCATATGGCAAAACTTCTGCTGAGACTCAACAGGAAATGGCAATGCCTGACATGGGTGCTGCAAAGGAAAGAAGTCTAAACTCCCTTGGAGCCTTGCTACCACTTCTTGGTTTGGGGTTGGGAATGGCACACAACAATGATGATATAGATACAGGCAGGATAATGAGAGGTGCTTCTCAGTCCTTTAACCGTAATCTTGATAGACAGACCGCTCTTGAAGTGTGGAAAGCAGAGCAGATTAACAGAAGAAAACAGGCACAAGTAGAAGCTGCAAAAGAACAATTGAAGGCTGGGAGAGAAAGAATAGAACAGGTTTTTAATCTTGATCCTTCATTGTGGGCTGACCAGAAAGCTATGGCATATTACCAGCTTGGTGACTACATGGGACTTTCTGAATACCTTGCGTCCAAGGGGTGGAAACCAAAGAGACAGACAAATCTTACTATTAAAGAGATAAACGGCAGAACCTATGGAATTGATCCAAGAAGTGGAGATATTGTAAAGGATTATGGTCCCTCTAGAACTGGAGGTGGCGACTCACTTACCTTTAGCCAGCAGATGAAGGTTAGACAGAACAAGGTAGCAGAGAAATATTACAAGCTTTATCAACAGGCAATATCTGGTGGACTTTCTGAGGCTGGGGCACACGATTTTGCCAGACGCAATTTAGATCCTGCAGAAATGGCTCTTCTTGACAATACCCCGAGTGCTCCAAGTGATCCATTTGGAATTAATGCACAGCAGGCAAGGAAAGAAAGTGACCAGTTTATGAGTGGCAACATGCAAGGACAGCCCAATACAGAGACACAATCACAGGGTGGTGTTCTTGATAGTCTGAAAGGATTTGGCAAGAATATATGGTCTCAGATTACAGGAAACTCTGGCAACAAGGAACCCATAACTCAAAAACAATATCAGGAACTATTAAAACGTGGTTTTACAGAAGAAGAGATAAATTCAGAGTATGAAGTCAGATAAGGGAGGGGAGGTTGAATGGCAAAGGACATCTCAAAAGCACTTGAAGAGATAAAACAAAAAGAGGAATGGAACTCTTATTATAGTGCTTTCAGTCCCCTCCAGAAAAAGGAGAAGCCTGTACAGGAAGAGAATGTGGAGGTATCTACTAAGAAAAAGGATATTCACAATGCACTTAATGAGATAAAACAGCAAACCTATGATCCTATGCAACCACTTCATGAAGAGGTTCCTCCTGAGCAGTCACCAGCAGCAGAGTTCAATAAGCCTGCCGAAAGATTTATGATGAACGTACCGGCAGGTATGGCTGGGACGTCAGCAAGTATGGTGTCTATGGGTGACTGGTGGTTTGACTCGGAAAAGGCCAGGGAAGCATCAAAAAAACTGGAACAGATTCAGAAAAACCTTACTCCAGAAGATCCAGGATTCTGGGATTATGCCACTCAGGCTCTTGGGTCTTCCTTGATGTTTTATGTCCCAGCACTTGCTGCAATGGGTGGCATAGGAACAATAGCAAGGGTATCACCTATAATCGCTTCCTTAACAGGAGCCTCATTCCAAGCTGTCTCAGAGGCACTTGTAGAGTCACCGGAAGTTTACAAGAACGTTCTAAAGGCTACTGGCGACAGGGATAAGGCTGTAAAACAGGCATGGAAAGCTTTTGCTACAGAAATTCCCGGAGATGTTGCATTAAACCTTCCATTATTCTCAGAGGCGTCTTCCATTATAGGCAAGACACTAAAGGCCGGTGCTGGACAGACTGCTCAGGAAATGTGGCAATCTGGCGTTTCTCAGGGATATAGTAATGGTAAAATTGATCCTTTGCGAGTAGCAAGAGAAGGATTAATAGCCGCTCCATCCTCTTTCGTGTTAGGCGGAATATCAGCAGCTTCAGATGTATCAACAGCTCAACAGGCTCCACAGATAACTGGAGAACAGGTTATGGACAGACCTACTATCCAGCAGGCTCTTGAGGATATAAAGGCACAACAGCAGGCAGAACAGCCGTCGAATGTCCCGGAATCCACAAGAGAAGTTCAGGATAGAATTCTTGGTAAGCAACCTTTGGTTAAAGAAGGTCAGGAAAACCTATTTAACAACCAGGGCAAACCTATTCCTACTACTCAGAAGATTGGCGGAGAAGAGGTTCCTACAGAGGGAACGCGAAATGTGCGTCCCGAAGTACCATTGGAGCCAATTGAGGGTACAGAACTTCCTCAACAGAATTTTGAGTCAATTGTTCCTTCTGTACCTACAAGGAATATAGGTGGAGAAAACGTTCCTGTTGGAGAAACGGAGACTGCCAATACACCTGTTCCAATAGAGCCTATAGAAGGAACAGAGATGCCTCCAATTGACTTCCGTGAACCAGAACCTCCCATTCCTCCACAAACAATACAGGGAATAGGATTTCCTCAAAGTAGACCACAGCAGGCTAATATTCCTGTTCCATTAAGACAGGTAAGTGGTACTGAGTTACCATCTGACAACTTTAACAACGCTGAAATGATGGTTGTTAATACTGACAGAGATGGGACTCTTGGAGCCAGGATTGTTGGAGCAAAGGGTAAAAGAAGAGTACTTGTCAATGACAGAAGTGGTAGTGTTCAGGTAAGGCAGGTAGAAGATGATGGTATAAAGAATAACATTTCCATTATAAGAGAGGCTCTTGATGACTCTGGAATAAACGAGATTATAGGAAGAGACACACAGGGTAACGAGGTAGGTAGATGGAATCGTGAACAGATACCAGAGCCTGAGAAGGATCCGTGGGATGTTGTTCTCGAAGAGAGAGAAAGAGAGAGACAGAGAGATCAGGAGGACATTGAAGCAGAATTAATGAACAACGAGGGAACTCCTGCACTGTCAAGGCCAAACCTTATGAAAAGGATAAGGGAACTTGGAGGACTCAACTACAATAAAAGCAAGGCAGCGTGGGGTGAATCTGAGACACGTGCCGTAATGGAGAAAAACGGGCCAAGTCTGTTCCGTTCAAATGGACTACCGGCTGATATCATGGTGCAGGAACTTCAGTCAAGTGGAATACCAGTAAAAGATGTTAATGACCTTTGGGAAAAGCTTGCCACTGTAGACACACGTGCTATTGATCCTGTTCGAAATGCCATGAGAAAAATGGGAATCAGTGATGAGACCTCCTTCTCTTTTAACTTTATCAACAAGATAAGCGAGTTTATGAAAAAGACCTTTTCTGTTGAACAGCCATTCAGGGATATTGGGGCACCGAAGACAGGGCAGAAACTCAAGAATTTCTTTGGTAAGATTGACACTACTCTTGAGTCTTTCCTGCATCATGAACTTAAACAATTGAATGACCTTAAACTTACCGATGAAGAGTATCAGTTTGTTACATTCCTTTCTGCTACTCCGAGAAGACACAGGAACCATCCTCTTGTTAATGAAAAGACAGAGAAGGCATATAAAATAGCAAGAGGATATCTTAACAGGATGAAGGAAAATGCCTTTGCCTCAAAGATAATGGAAAGAGAGTTCCCTCAGTCATTAATAAAGAGACTGAAGGATGATAATGTTCATTACAGGGATATTATCAGGAAATATCCAGGGGACAGGGCAAGAGTAGCACAGGCAAATGTAAAGATTAAACAAAATCAGGCTATCCTTGATTTCCTTGAAAATGCAAAGGTACAGTATGTTCCTATTCCCATGAGATTATGGTTCCAGGAACTTATGGATAAGCAGGATCATTCGCAGGTTGCAAAGTTGATAACTCAATACTTCCATCAAAGGAAAGTGGCTGACCTTGAGGAATTTGCTAATTTCCTGATAGATCGCAATATCATTACACCGGAGCAGGTAGACATAAGAAGGATACTGGCGGATTATACAGACAGTATTGCCAAAAAACTCGCTATGGCCGATATATTCAATTCAGCTATAGAGGAAGGCCTTGTAATGAGGGTAGATCAGGCACCTCATGAATGGGTCAGTTTACCCGCAATTGTAGCTTCAGGGTTTAAGGGATACCGTATGCACCCTGTTCTTGAAGAGTATCTCAGGACTAATTTTCTTGATAACAGGGGTAGTATTAGTCCCATGAAAGCTCTTGGTATTAATAGATTCCTTGGTTGGATAAAGATGGCACAGTTTTATAATCCAGTATTCCTACCTGTGTATGACCTTTATCAGGGAATATGGCTTGGAAGTATGACTAATCCAAAGGTTTTTAAGTATATTCGCAAGGGGTTTAAATCTGGCATTGCAAAAGATCAGGACTTTTTTAATGCCATGGAACATGGGGCTTTTTCTCAGCCCTTTGTATCTCCTTATGGTACATGGATAGACAGGGTTAACGATACTATCGAGAACGACACAACCGCAAAGAAAATGCTAAGCAGACTTGAGAATCCCAAAAAGTGGATACCGTCTATATACCAGCTTTCCTGGTCTGTTGCGTGGGGTGGTGACAGAGGAATAAGGATGGCAAGCTACTTTTACCTTCTGGATAAAGGTTATACTTCACAGGAAGCCGCACAGTATGTTGCCATGTTCCACGGTGACTATGCTTCCATTCCTCCTCATGTAAAGAAGACACTTAACACAATGTTCTTTACTCCGTCATTTAAAATAGCGATGACAAAAGCACAGGGTAGAATGATAGGAGCAGGAATGGACTATGTGTTCAAAGGCAGAAGAGACAAGGATACAAAGCTTCTTGCAAAGGGAATAGTCATGATAATAGCCTGTATAGCTGCAAGAGATTGGCTATTTAAGAGTATGGGATTTAAGACACAGGATCATGGATTAAGATACTACAAGGAAATGGATACTGAGATGGGTCCCCGTGAGCTTGTTGTATACACCCCCACTCCGGACAATATAGCGTTAAGATATATCTCAAAGATTAAGAGAGTGCCAAGCTATGAGAACTGGGGAGACAAATTTTTGGGGTTGATCCCATTCAATCCTCATCCTGCATATGATACTCTTATCAGGCTTCTGATGAACCGTGATTACGACTATAATCAGATATTCAATACTCTTGATAGTCCTACTCAGATAGCCTCAGATGTAGGTTCGTATATTGTCAAGAGACTGATCCCATTAACAGAGGTTGTAAGGGGTCTTCCTACATCGAAGGAGAAGAATAGGGATCTGGAGGCCATGAAACAGGAGTTTGGAAATATATCCTATGTTCTGGATAAGTTTGTATTACCATACACAAGGAGTACCAAGGACAAAAGAGCATACTGGGAAATACAGAGAGCAATACAGAATTTCAAGACAGGAACCAAAGATGAGTCAATTCCTTATGAACGTCAGATGCAGAGGAAAGAAGAGTTACAGCAGGAATTAAGAGATATAGTGGAGGAACTTAAAAAATGAGTTCCTCCATTCTATAAGGAGGTAATCAAATGGTACTTTCAGTTCCCGTAAGGGGAGAAGATATAGAGATAGCAAACGGTGCAAGTATGAGTGACTCAATACGGATAAGTGATGCAAAATACCTTGGTCTCATTACTCCTTCTGCATGGACACCCGCAGATGTGGCTTTTCAGGCAAGCCATGATGGAGTAAATTTTTATCCTTTATATGATGACGCAGGAGAGCGGGTAAGGGAGCCAGTAGGTGTATCAAGAGCAATAGCGTTGACTCTTAATGCTGATACGGTAAAAATGTGGGATTTTATAAAACTGGAAAGTGTATCGTCTGCTGATGGTTCTACACCAGTAAATCAAGGTGCAAGTAGAATATTTACTATTGTGTTAAAGGGATGAGGTGGAAAATATGTCTTGGTTACATTATTTTGATGATAATGAGAAAAAAGGTCAGAAGATACATGGTACTAATGGGAATATAAATACTTATATTAAAAACACTTCAGCTATAGGTGTCAGAGCTTCCGTCACCATTGATCCAGATACATTCGGAGCCGCTCCAGTTGTCGGACAGCACACAATAACATCTGTGGCATCAGAGGTGTTTGCAGATAGCTCGGCAAAGGCTAACCGCACGAGGATGGAGATAACAAACATGGGCGATATCGACATCTACGTAGGTCCGTCAGGTGTAACAGCGGATAACGGGCTCCCCATCTTTCCACTTGAGACGAGGGAATTCAAGTTCAGCTCCGACACTGCGGTTTCGATCTATGCGATAAGTCCCGGCAAGAGCGTTCTGTGCAGGGTAATGGAGGTGTAAGGCATGGACACTAAGATAACGAAAATAGACTCAGTTAAAAAGCCTGCGATAAACAGGGTCGAGGTAAACATAGAAGAGGACGGGGTGAAGCTGCAGGGATTCTGCAACTTCGCAGGGGACGACAACAAGGCACATGTCGTTGCCCGTGCCCTTGAGAGAGACATGCGGATAAACAACAAGGCACTGTTCCCGATCCCAGAGCCAGAGCCCACGGAAGAACTTGAGGAAATGGAACCATCCCTCACGAAGGAGGTAAGGTAAATGACCGTACACATCCCCGAAGTAAAATGCGTCCTCGGTGAACCCATATCAATGCAGGACGCGTGGAGACGAGCCTTTGAGTCTGCGCTTGTTGACAGATTTAAAGAGCTCGGAGCAGACGGATTTGCGAGTGCTGACGAGCGGGCAGAGTGGACTGCTAAAATGCAGATTCTCAGCGGTGGCAAGAATACTATAAAGTGGGTAAATGACGGAGCTACTACTCCATTATATTTTCCGTCCATCATGGTTAAATTCCCGGCCGTAAGGATCAAAGACGTTCTCCAGAACAGCACAAACGAGAACCTGCATCCAGCTTTCATCGTTGGTAGCACGATTTATCCTGAGTTTTACGCTGGCAAGTATCAGGCCTACAGCATAACATCAAACGCAAAGGATATCGGCCTGTCGCTATACGGCGTGGACCCGAAAACTTCAATTAGCTTTGACGCCAGTTTCAGCCTCTGTGGAAACGGCGGGACTGGTCACCACCTCATTACAAATGCTGAGTGGGCATTGATAAGCCTGCTCGCAAAGAACGTCAACTCATACCAGCCGAAGGGTAACAATAACCACGGCAGAGACTACCAAGACCCAGACGACTTACGATACTACGGGATACCGACCTATATTACGGGCGACAAAATAGCCCGTGTCGGTTGCGGCACCGGTCCGGTATCGTGGGCACACGACGGCACGCCTTGGGGCTGTTTCGATATGAACGGCAATGTCTATGAATACTGCTCAGGGCTAAGACTTGCAGCTGGTGAAATTAATATAATCAAAAACAACGACGCTGCCGACAGCACAATAGATGTGTCACGCGATTCTGCCCTCTGGCAGGGTATATTATTACCTGATGGAACACTGGTTGCTCCTGAGACTACATTTATTAGCGACTCAGATGAAGCACCTACAATTGGCACGGGTAACGCAACACTGAAATATGACGGAACATCTCCGATTTCGATTGTGACGGAGATAACCACACGGCATGTTGACTCAGAATATTCGAATAATTCCTTTGACGATGTGTCAGGCACAAGCCTGCCTGAGATTGCGTCGAGCCTGTGTGTCGCACCAGAAACGTCGGGCGAAAACGCACACGGCGGGGATTATTTTTACATGCGAAATCAGTTGAGCGGTATTTATTCCGAAACCCTCGCTCGCCGTGGTGGTACTTGGTACACTGGGAGCCAAAGAGGTGTGTTCTACCTCGATCTGAGCACCCACCGCTCGGTCGCTGCCAGCTCTATCGGGGCTCGCCCCGCTTTTGTGAATCTGTGATGTTTAACATTCTTGGGGCTATCGCCGGACTGGTTATTGTTCACGAATTAGGACACATAGTCACAACTAAGATCCTGACTGGCGAACTGCTCCACATGAGGTTAACGTACACATGGCACATCCCGACAGGTGCAAAGTGGAGCATGCCGGCAAATATCAGCAGGTGGCGTAGAATAGCGATTGCCCTGTCGGGTTTTGTTGCAGAGTTTATATTTGTTGTTGTGGCCGTTCCTCAGTGGTGGTGGCTGGCTGGTCTTGATTTAGTGATGTACCGGCTACGCCACAGGGACGGCGGGGATTTTAAAGAGATTAATTTCAGGTGAGGTGGTGAGATTATGAAAGAAGAAACTCTCTGCGATGGAGAATTCAAGATATATGATCTTGAATTTAAAAACCTTTCAAAGAGGTCTAAAACAGACTTGCTTATTATTCACTGTGCGGCCACTCCACCGGATATGGATATTGGAGCACGTGAGATACATCAATGGCACTTAAACAGAGGATGGTCTGGTATAGGATACCATTATGTAATATGTCGTGATGGTTCCATAGAACAAGGAAGGCCAGAATGGGCTATTGGTGCTCATGCTCATGGATATAACGATGAAAGTGTTTCTGTTTGTCTGGTTGGTGGCATTGCAAAAGATAAAACTCCAGAAAACAACTTTACAGAAGTCCAATTCTGTACTCTTGAGTGGATTGTACAGAAGATTAAAAAGAAATATCCGAACATAAAAATTATAGGTCACAACGAAGTGTCATCAAAAGCCTGTCCATCTTTCGATGTTCAGGAATGGTTACAGGAATGGGGTGGAATAGCTTGAATGGTGATTTTTGTGTTGAAAGAATACACTCTGACTGTGCTGAGAAGTTTGGTAGGATGGATGAAAGGATTGAGGATATTGAACATTCAATGAAGAGATATAATGGAGCAATTTTCGAGATAAACAGGAAATATGACAAGGTGATATGGATGTTATTAACTACAATGGCATCATCTATAGCCGCTCTTGTTGTTTTACTCCTGAAGGCAGTAGTAGGTATCTGATGAATACTGCTGATAGGATTGTGAAGGCTGTAAGTGATAATCCATATCTGAAGATTTCTCAGATTGCCAGAGATTTTTCTACATCACGCAGTCAGGTGAGAAGAGTATTAAAGAGGAATAACCTTTATTCCGGACTTAAACGCAAACCTTATTTCACAATAATAAATCAGGAGTACAAAGAGGTAACAGAAGTGGAAGTTATTTTATGTGACTTCCATATCCCTTATCATGATAAGAAAGCAGTAGGCATAGCACTTGGGTATGCAAAACAATTAAAGCCTGACAGGATTAGAATTCTTGGTGACCTGGTAGATTTTAAGTCCATCTCTTTCTGGGATCGTAAAAGGGATGAGGACCATTTACTTGAGGAAATAGAGAATGCTCGTGACGCCTTGTGGCAGATAAGCGAAACATTCAAGGAAGTAGTTTTTCACAAGGGTAATCATGAGGAACGATGGAACCGTCATGTTACAGGAGAGCACCTTGATGATATAGATGGTAACGGTATAGATGACATACTCTTCCTCGACCATTTTGGCATAGATTACATTGATTCTCTTGAGAACCGGCAGTTATATGGAGAGTGGCCACATCATGGTGAACTGTATTTTCTTCATGGAGATGAGACTAAGGCCTCTTTTAGTGGAGTAAATATAGCTCGAAATGTAATGAAACGTACCCGTGATAATACTATAGTAGGGCATTTCCATCGTACTCAGGAACATTACGAGACCAATCCAATGAACGGCGATGTATTTGGATCATGGACTGTAGGGTGTTTGTGTGACCTCAATCCATCTTTTGCCCCCATAAACTCATGGAACCATGGATTTGCAATAGTCTATTATCATTCAGACGGAACGTTTCATGTAGAAAACAGGAAGATCATCGAAGGGAGGATCCTGTAATGTATAAAACACTCAGTATAAATATGCTTGGTATGTATGCAAAAAATGCCATTGACAATATTTATCCTATTGATGTTAATGTTGAAATGGTATACCTTTCAGAAGATGATATTCCTGTTGAGGTCTCTTCTATCTTGAAACAGATACAGGAGGTGTAAATGTTGAAAGATTGGTTTATGGAAAACTTTGATTCATCTGACATGTTGGCATTCGTGCTTTTGGTAACAATAGCCATTTTTGCTATTGTTGGAGTAACTCAGTTTATTGAATATGGATTAGGTGGCTTTACAGGGTTCCTATCCAAAAAAGCACTTGAGGAAATAAAAGCAAAGAAACAGATGTCCTCTGCCGCTCGCAATGAGATTGAAGAGGAACGCAAGAAAACTGATAAAATACTGGAGGAATTGGAGCATGAGGTTGAGAAAAAGGCTGATTTGTCTGGTGATGATGTTGCTTATGCTCTTAATGATGTCCTCGCCAGGATACGCAGCAGTAAAAAGTAATAACAATGTAATAACCATGTCTGTTGAGGATGCTAATGACTTATATAGCTACATAAACAAGCTGGAAAGGAAAGTATCGCTCCTGGAAGAGCGACTACAGAGTGAACGTGAGTCAACTGACAAATATATTATGACAGTTGAGCAGGAGCGTCAGGCGTGGGAGGATTTAGAGAAGTCTCTCAACGCAGAACTTAAACAGGCAAAGATACAGAAATGGAAGTATGGATTTGTTGGAGCACTTATTGGTGGAATCGTAATAGCGATTACAGACTAAGAATTGCTGTTTTTGACCAAAGATGGCTATTTTTTGCACGCTAAGGGTCATACTTTTAAAAAGACGAGTATTTACACCTGTAAAAAAAGTTATGACCCTCTGTGTTGATTATATGAGGTCGTTATTATAGAATGAGTCCCCGAAAGGGGCGACCGTGTTAACCCTGAGGTTAACATGCTCTAAGGGGGCATTACGGTGTCCCCTCTGTAAAGGCTTCACTCGCTGAGCCAGCCTGGCAGATCAGCGAGCTATCCGGAATTTCCGGATAACTGGATAAAAATTATCATGACAATTTTAACCAACAATTCAATATTATCAGGGTGGTTGTTTCTTAACTCTGCACAATCTCATCGGCTATGAAAGTGTGCAAAGTTTATGTGATTATGAGTTGTTGCAAAAAATGCAACAGCTGACAAATCCTTGACATAGCTGAATAATCCTATGTGATGGATATATGATTATAGTGGTTGTTTCCATTTTGGAAATAACCAGTGGGATATGAGCCGGAGCGATAACGCCGTCCCACCCCACCTTTAAAGAGGTTCCGCCCAAGAGTGGAATAATCAAGAGGTCTGGTGTAATTGGGGGTAAAATGGTGTCGACCTGGGGTAAGGCCAAGGTGCGATCTCAGGGACGGGAGTTCAATTCTTCCTACCTCCACCATTTTGTGGTTGTTTCCATTTTGGAAACACCCTGGTTTGACATTAACACACACAGTGCTTAAAAAGTTATGTGTTGCTGGTTATACCGTAAAAGGTATAATTGCAGAGAAAATGTATTATTTGTACCCTTTCGGTTTAAAAATAATTAAATAGAGGTGAAAATTATGGTAGATTTCCTGATAGGCATATTCCTTGTGGTGGCCTTTTTTGGTTTTGTGGAATACATGAAAGCCAAGGATGGAAAGAAGGGTCCCCTTGAAAAATTAATAGACAAATTTAAATAGACAACAGATTACCCTTGTATGGTTTTCCCTCCCCCTTTAATCATACAAGGGTTTCCCAGCCCCGTGTGACAACCCCCTGTCATGCGGGGTCTTTTTTTGTCTGAAAAAATAGCCATCTTATTCATCCCTTAATCTTGGTGCCAGGAGAGTTCCCATTGATACCCCAAAAACATTACTAATATCCTCCATTACCTCCCATGAAGGATTCCTGTTCCCTAACTCGATTTGTGAATAATAGTTTACAGCTATCCCAACCTTATCAGCCACTTCCTTCTGTGACATTTTACTTCCCTGCCTTATGCTTTTTAACCTTTTATTATCTACTACTCTTTTCATATACCTCACCTCCATATATATCTTAGCCCTAATTGTAAGGTAGTGTCAATTCTAACTTAAAGGTATACATTATACGTTTAAAAAGTCCTTGACAACATTCAGGAGAAAGTCTAACATAACGTTAGATACAGGGAAACTTGACAAAATAATAGCCGGGTTGAGCACTGGAACAGCAGGCATGGGCCGAGTGTTGCCAAGCAGATGTCCATGACAGGGTTTGACTGGTGAATACTTATCTTAAGGGGGAAGTAAAATGGCTACCAAGGAAAAATTTAAGGGATCGAAAGCTCACCAGAGGTATAAATTGGCAAGTGGTAAAATAGTTCCTGGGACAACAACCATAACAGGGGTACTCGACAAATCAGGCCCATTAATGTACTGGGCATGGGACTTAGGCAGACAGGGGATAGACTATAGGAAATACAGGGACAAATCAGCTGAAGCTGGAACGCTTGGGCATGAGATGATCCAGGAATATCTTGGAGGTCCCAAGGTTGATTTTTCAGGATACGCTAAGGATATTATAGACAAAGCTGAAAATGTATTCTTTTCATTCCTTGAGTTTGAGAAAGGAAAAACATGGAGAACCATCTCAATTGAGGATAATCTTGTATCAGAGAAATATGAGTTTGGAGGAGCAATAGACTGGTATGGAGAGATTGATGGGCAGAAGGTACTAATGGATATAAAAACATCCAAGGGTATTTACGATTCTCATTTTATACAGGTATCTGCATATTATAAACTTATGGTAGAAAATGAAATGCCTGTAAGTGATGTACTTATACTCAACGTTGGACGTGGAGAAGATGAGGATTATACAGCAAAATATCTTACTGTTGATCAACTAAACGATGGATGGCTGATATTCTACCATCTAAGACAGGTATATGATCTTAAGAAGAGATTCAAATAAGGAGGAATAATCATGACAGAGAAAACAAAATTGTCTCTGGCCTCAAAGTTGGCAAATGTTTCAAAGGCCTGCGGTTATGTACAAAAGCAGGGATTTAATAAAATGCAGAACTATAAATACGCACAAGCCGCTGATGTTCTTGGTAAGGTAAATGAAGCATGTGCCGAACAGGGAATTGCGGTAACATCTAACGCTGAACTTTTGGAGTGGAGAGAGGTAACTAATTCCAAGGGTAATGTTGGTTCTATGATCACAGTAAGAGTTACTCTTACCCTGCACGACACAGAGAGTGACGCAACATTAAGTGCTGTTGGTCTGGGGACAGGTCAGGATTATGGAGACAAAGCTATTGCGAAGGCACAGACCATGGCTCACAAGTATGCATGGATGCATAGCCTCAACATAGCCACAGGCGATGATCCTGAAGCAGATGAAAATACGGACAAGGAACCTGTTAAAAGCAAACCCAAAACTACAGAATCAAAGGATAAGCCTACGGCAAAACAATTAAAACTCATCTATGCTCTTGCTGGTGACAAGGGTATAAAGAGTGACCAGGCTAAGGAAATAATGAACAACCTGTTTGGTAAAACATCCACAAAGGAATTAACTCAGGATGAGACGAGGAAGTTTATTACATACTTGCAGGAATATGGTGATAACGATGATAAATCTTGATCGTTATATTGATAAAGACAAGTGGTGTGCAAAGTGTCCATTAAACACAGCATGGAGTACGTCTTGTGTCTCTAATAAAGTAAAATGTCCAGTAGATGTTGATTATACCAATTCTTATTGTCTACGCAGAAGAGACATGGATGAGATTGAAAGGATTATCAAGGAAATTATCAGGGTTGAAGCAAAAATTGATATCCTTGTTGAAATTCTGGAGGATTATGAAAGAGATATTGAATATATAATTAATCATGGGAAGTGATATTCTTGGAGGGATGGATAAAATTATACAGGGGACTGATAGACGACGAAATTTTTTCCAACCCTCGCATACTCAAAGTCTGGATATGGTGTTTATTACGGGCATCCCATAAGACAAGGCAACAGATAATAGGACACAAAACGTTATCTATACATCCAGGACAGTTTATAACGGGGCAATACTCAGCGAGTGAAGAGTTGGGTATGCCCCGCTCTACTACCTGGAGTTACCTTAAAACACTCGAGAGTATCGGGAGTATATCAATTAAGTCTGGTAACAAATACTCCCTTATAACCGTGTTGAAATGGGATGTTTATCAAGTACCGGATGAAAATCCTGGTAACAAACTGGTAACAAATGGACATCTATCTGCTACAAACAATAATGTAAAGAATGCAAAGAATAAAAATAATACATCTTCCAGAGAGTATAACGAGGCTATTGATAAACTATTTGACCAATTCTGGGAAAACTATCCACGTAGGGTGGATAAGAAAAAAGCAAGGAACAGATTCCACTCCCTCCTTAACAAGAATAACCTGTCCAAAAAGAAGCGTGAGAAAAGGATTGAGAACATGGGTCTCCACCTTCAGAGATACATTGAGGAATGTAAGGACACGGATATGAAATATATCAAACATCCAGCGACATGGTTAAATGCTATAGATTTTGATACTCCACCGGAAGAGGAGGGAGGATAGTGGATTCAAAAATAACAAGGACACTTATACAGATGAAAGAGAAGGTTGGAGCCTCTGATGATGATATAGAACAGGAAAAAGGCAATCTTCTATCTTTCGAGGCTCAGGAGTTATATTCACGAGGATTCAACGCTTCAGAGATATATCACCTCATAAAAGAAGATGCTACACAAGAACCCTTTCCCTGGGGTATGTCAAAGATTAAGAGGATGATCAATCAATCCATAGAGAAATATAAACAGGAGAATAACCTTCAGGGTGCAGAGGAATATATAGCCGACCCTGTATCTCATGTTAAGAGATACGAGAAGGAAATCAAGGCGTGGGGAAAGGTCCCTATTTTAAAGACAGGCATTAGTTCCCTTGACAGTGCCTATGGTGGAGGGTTGCTTCCTGGACAGCTAATGGTACTTACAGGTGGAGAAGGGTCAATGAAGACCTCTCTTGCCCTTACTATGGTGGAAGATTACCTTGTGAGTGTTGGAGATAAGGTATTGTTTTTTTCTCTTGATATGGAGGCAGAACGGATAGCACTGAGAAGGCTCCTCCCTTTAATGAATTGTGGTTACAAGGAGTTAATTGGTGCAATACAGCAGGATTCCAGGGAATATCTCAATGCTCTTGAGAAGCGACAGGAAATAGATAACGGGAATTTTCGTATAGTTGATGGTCCCCATACACTCGACTCCATTAAAAAGAAGATCCTACTTGAGAACCCTTCAGTTGTGATTATTGATTATCTCACCTGTATTGAAGGATTCAGTAACGAACTTGATACAGCGAGAGAGTCCATTAAAAGGATAAGGGAATGGAAGCGTGACGGATATACTTTTGTGACACTCAACCAATTGAGCGAGCAGAGTAAATCAAACCAGAGACACGGTTTCATGAACCCTCCGGCAATGGGTGGAGGTAGTTCTCAGCAAGCCGCTGATGTTAAGATTGACCTATTTAAGGATGTTGAGCCTAACGAGGATGTTCCATGGAAACAGATTAAAAAACCACGGATTGTTGCTACTGTCTCCAAGACCAGAGATGCGATTGCGGGTAAGCACTTTGTGCTTGATTATGATGGTCCTACCATGAGTTTTACAGGCAGGGCCAAGGAGGTTGAGAAGGTGAAGGAGCAGAAGTCTATATTTGGTCCTGTAAGCCTTCCGGAATAGGAATATTAGAATGTTTGATATGATCATAGTATATTTGTTCCTCGCAGTCTGGGGTGTCCTGTCAATAATAGTTTTAAGGGGTGGTGATATAAGTGAGGAAGGACTCAATAACAAGAATGGAGGCAGAAGAGGCCATCAGGCTCAAAAAACAGGGCATGCCAATAAAGGAAATAAGTGAAAAAATAGGACGTGCCTACTCTTCCACTCACAAATTACTAAGGAAGAATAAAGAAACAGCAAATATAAATCTTAATTCATGGCCTGACTGGAGCGAACAGGAACTATCCACTTTATGTAACATGAAAGAAAATGGATACTCATGGAATGAGATTTCTCTTGTACTTGATAGAACTCAAGAAGCATGTAAATTTAGATACAGAAAGGTTATACAGCAACATAAAAACATAAAGGAATACAATGTAGGTGATGAGTTTACAACAGAGGAAGGCAGGGGGCCATTCAGGGTGGTAAAGATATATAATGACAAGAACACCCGTTATCTTTGTGAACATACAGGTATAGGATACAAAGAGATGTTTTTCCCTGACCAGACTGCCTAAGGAGGAGGACTATATATGAGGATAACAATCCAGTACGCAATAACAGATGGAGAAATGGAGTCAGCCAAAGATGGAGTTCATACTTTTTATAAGGAAGTTGAAGATGGGGATATATACTCTGTAGGTACGTGGATCACCGACCGTCTTTGTCTGAGGTTCCAGAGTATGAAAGATATTTCTAATGCTATAGAAATATTACAGGATTTAAGGAGTGAGACTCTTAAACACATAGAAAAAGAAGGTGTGAATTTCACGCCGAATAAAAATGCATATAAGGATCATACTGAAATTGTCAGTATAGCAATTCAAAATATGGCAGATAGCAGGATGGAAACGACTATAATCCCATATAAAGCGAACGGCCGAGATGATTTTTCTGTACTGAGATTACATAGCACAGAAGAGAAATACCTTAATAGGGTAGATATGTATTTTGAAAACGGGCCGGATGAGCTAAAAAAGTTTGGAGAAGATATAGCCCAGCAGGCTCTTGAGGATATAAAGGCACAGCTTAAGAAAGGGGTGGGGGTTAGTGACGGATTTTAATGACCAAAAAGAACAATTAGAAAGAAAGCTCAAACTTGCAAGGAAAGAACTCAGTGAGGCCGAAAACGAATGTGATGTCATAGGAACTCAAATATGGAGTAGCGCATGCGTTAAGGCTTACAGAGAGATAGAACGACTTGAAACACTCCTAAAAGAAGGGAGGGCAGAACAATAGCAACAGAAACAAAAATTCTAAAAAGGTGGTGAAAAGCTACCTTTACAGAGTTGTGACGTCGACAGGGCGAGGCGTTATGACCCTCGCCCACTAATAAAGAGGGGGAAGATAATGATGATAGAGAAAAAAAATATAGAAGATAGAGATTTTCTTGAAATACAGCTCAGCGATGCAGCAAGTGCATATATTTCTACATGTCACTTCTGCGATGGATGCGCACATAAGATAAATAATGACTGTCAAATAGGTGAGGAATTTGGAAGTCCCGGCTGTATCCATGTAGAAGAATATGTTGAACTATTAAGAGCTCTGATCAATGCTGACGATGTAGTCATGGAGGTGGGGGAATGACAAATCAAGAACTGCGTATAAAGGTTGCTGAAGCAAGAGGGTGGGATGTTTACGATAGAGAAGAATATCCTGAATATTATCCATTTGAGGAAAAGAGTGATCTTTATGGATGTTTTAACGATCAGAAAGGAGAAGTCCCTAAATACGATACCAGCATAGATGCCTGTATGGAGTTAGTAAACGAGATGGCGGAATCTACAGCTGATCCATATATTGAAATGTCGCTTAAGCCAATATCAGCAGATCCAGATATTATTGCGAGATTTGAAATATTGGGTCCGTATAAAGATAGCCCGCTTGAATTTGGCGAATTAATTGCTCTTGGGTATGGTAAAACACTTCAAGATGCAATTTGTGATGCCTATCTTGATTGGGGGGGAGAGCAATAATTACAAACGAAGAGTTAGAGCTAAAAAGACTAAGACTTAAAGTAGCTAAGGCTAAAGGTTGGCCTGATGAGGCTAACATTTATGCGATACCAGACTATCCAAACGATATGAATGCATGCTTGGAACTGCTGAAAGAGATGATGGATAAGGGTAGTCTTTTAAAAATATACGGCCTGCCTAATCTGGAAGATCAATTTTACGTCTCAATTTACAATGCTCAGGCTCGTGAATTGATAACAAATATGATGTCTGATTATTTGCCAGTGGCAATCTGTAAAGCTTATCTTCACTGGAAGGAGTGGCAGAAATAACAATGAAAAAAATACTTATAAGTGACAAAACATTGGGACGTATATTTACGTATATCAGCTATCTCGAAGATGATATCGAAGGTTTGGTGGATGATCGTGAAGCACTTGAGAGTGCGTATAAAATATTGCTTGATAAAAATGCTGAGTTGGAGAAAAGGATAAAGGGGGAGGAG